GACTTGCTACGATCATAAGCGCCTGATTTAAGGCATCTGTATCGGTCTGCGCTATGGAACTACGGTTACGAGTATGCTTAAAAAATGTATCGATGCTGTCTACGTTATTTACTGTCTGCGGTGTACCGCCAGTGCGTGTAACAGTGCAGCTGTTAATAAGTCCAAAATCTGATAAATCAAAAGCTACTTTTTGATAGGTGATAGTTCCAGGTAATCCAGTATCACTAAACACTGTAGGTGTACCGCCAGAGGCTGTAATTATGTCCTCTCTGGATCTAAACGTGGCGTAGCCTTGCTGGTTGATATAAAAGGCTCCTAGATCTGTAGCTTCTACTGTCTGACAGGCCGATAGAGCTGTCCTAATACTGCCTGTATCTGCCTGTACGGTCGTATCTGCAGTCGTAGATATAGAGCGCATACCGCCAGGCCACTCAGCGGCGTCTAGGATGCTAGTAATTCGCTCAGCTGTAGTCTGCCCAGCTATCCCACCTGTAACAGTCGATATAGATGCCAGGTTTAATAATTGAAAACCATCTACGCAGTTAAGATCTACAAAGGCAGGATCGAATCCTGTAGGACTACTGTATTTCCAGGACTGTACGTACATAGATCCTAATGCGTACTCTTGTCCTACAAAAGTACCTATAAACCTAATCTTACGCATCGGTAATATTTTTCCGTATAGTGGACTTAATGTATTAGCAGGGTTAAATAAACCTGTCTCATCGATGAGGCGTACCGATGCAGTACCAGCCGTAAAGCTGTCAGAGGTACGATTATAGGCGCGTCTTATGCCAGTCTTTATTACGTATTGGCTTACGTCTACGATTTCCGATGCGCTCGTACCTAATACAGACTGGTCTAGCGGTGTAGATGGATCATCTAAAACTAAGCTAGGATCAAAGTGAGCACCGTTGCTAAAGTCGATAAAACAGCTAAAAACAGCGCCAGTACTCATATAGCGCTAACGATTAAATCATTACCTGTTCGCTGTGTCTGGTAGACAGCATCCGTTACCGCAGCTACTAGGTCATTTTGTGATAGTAAAGATCCTTCTATATTTACGTTTACTGTTATGCCTTCATCTTTAGCTCTAAACCCTGCAGGATCAAAAAACGATGGCGTAGCCATACCTCTAGCGCTGCGGCCTGTCTCCTCAAAATACCTAGACGATGATACGTCAAAATTAGATGGTACTGAGGTATCATCAAATAAATTACGTAATGAGCTACTTTCATTTTCATCAAAAAATCTAAAACTACCTAAATCAGGGACAAAAGGCTTCTTGAAAGGTTCGCCGCCTTGCTCTCCAGGTAAATCAATATAGGGAGGTCTAATGACAGGCGGTAGGAATGGTAGGTCTTTACCTGTATCTTCATCTTTTTTTCTAAATCCACCTGGATCAAAAGTACGAGGTACACCGCCAGTAATACCAGGTATAACAGGCATCGTAATAGTCGCGCCTATATTTATAGTGTACTTACCCTCTATAAGGGCTTTTAGGGCTTTCTTAATATCCTCTAGGTTATCTGTAAATTTAATCTCAGGTTTAAGAGCTGCTAAGGCGTCTATAGATGCTTTATCAGAAGCAAAACCAGCGGTTTTAAGTAGCTGTAAAACCTTTTCTAGGTTCATCGCATCGTCATAGCGTCCCTCAGTAGCAGCCTTTAGAGTTTTTATAGCCTCCTCGTCTGTCTGATAATCTGAAATCTTTAGCGCTGATAATTGCAGTACGCGGTCTCTGTCTGTCTGTGAGAGTTGACGACGTAATGCAGCCTGTAAATTAATCGCATCTATGTCGAACTTAAACTGTATAGAGTTACGTAGTCTTTCAAGATCTGCGCTGCGCTTCTTATCTGCAGCCGCTGCCTTTTCTTTAGCCTGTAATCTTTTAAGATCTGCGGCGCGTCGTTTAGCTAATAATGCCTCAGCCTCAGATAGTTTAAGTAGTTTGGCTCTATCAGATAATTCTTTTTCATATGCCTCGGCTTGTTTCTTTCGCGCGGCATTTTCTTTAGCCATTTTGTCCGCACTAGTCCCCATAACAGGATCTAGTCCTACGAGCCAGTCTAAGCCTGTCAATAAAAGTTTTATTACAGGGTTTTTAGCTAATTCATCTAATTTATTCTGAAAACCCTCAAAGGCTCCGACGGCATTACCTAAAGCTTCTCCTATAGTTGTACCGAGAGCGATCATCTTGCTCTGGAATTCCTCAACGCTTACGCCTGAGTCCTCTAAGCCCTGTATAAATCCTTTACCTAAGGCTACCTGCGCCTCCTCAAAACCTACTTTTATCTTTTCTAATTTATCTGCAAAAGTATCAGCCTGACGAGTACCGAATTCTCCCTGTAAACGCGCTAATAATTCTGCGAACGTTTTACCTTCTACGTCAGCCTTCTCAAAACCTATACGTAGTCTTACGAGAGCGTTATAGTCACCTACAAAAGCGCGAGATAAAGCGTTAGTCACCTGCTCTAGCTCTAAACCCTTACGACCACTTATCTCAACTGCTAGCCCTAGTAATTTTTGAGCATCTGTTAAAGTGTAAGTCGTAGCTACTAATTTCTGTAGAGATGGTATTAATTTATCCTGCGATGTACCAGTAGCTAAGGCTAGACTACGTGTAAAATCTGTAGCTAAAGAGGTAGCGAAAGCAATACCTAATGTGTTTAATTCAGATTCTAATCTACGCGTGGATTTCTCTAGCTCTGCAAATTGTTGTGTACTCTTTTTTACAAAAGTGACTAGAGCAGTAGTAGTTAAGGCTACGCCTAAAGCTTTACCAAACTTCTGCAGGCTTTTTACAGATTTCTTAGTATTTTTATCTAGATCCTTAAAACCTTTATCTTTAAGCCTAGTGATAAAGTCAACCGCAACCTCTTTACGCGCCATAACCATTATTTAGTCCCCTTAACGAACTTAAATAATCTAGTGTTTATTACGTTAGCTATTTCTCGTCGCACTTTGTCGCCTAACTGCGCCTCTGCTCTATATATAAGGCGATAAGGATTACCAGCCACTTTAGGAAATAATACTCTAAAGTCCTCTGGAGCTTTATAGTTACGCGATACGTTTTTAGTCTTTTTACGAGATGACTCTTTACCTGCTCCTGCTAATTCATAAATAGCACCGCCTGGCGCACTATTTACTAGAGCTAAAGCTGCTACCGCTACTTTATTATAGCCAAAAGGTACTTTATTTTTAGTCGTACGTCGTATTTTTATACCTCTAGTTACTACGTCAGCCTGCCACGTCCATCGCAGAGGATCTCTAGATCTATGTATTTTATCGTCTATCCACGCAGGCGTAGAGTAAGTAGGTGGCTCCTGTTGAAATACGTCCCTGCCTTTATATTGCACGCTACCAGGTACGAAAGTTTTAGCTAAGTCGCTCATAGGCTTAACAGCTTCTTTGAGACCTTTATCAAAATCTTTACGTAGTTGCGGACTAATTTCTTTTAGCTGTTTTATTAATTCTGCAAAATCATCGATAAGGATGGACTCACTAGCTCTAGCCACTAGCGCCTCCTTTTCATCGTGCGCGGTGTATTACGCGCCTGAGCCTGCTCCTGCAGGATAAACTTTATCGCTGCATATATAGCAGGGTCGCATTTTAGTAACTCATTAGGTGAGATACTTGTCGCTACCGACACAGCTGCGACCTCCCATATGTCGCCGCGTCGGTCTATCCATTTTTTGAGTCAAAAACAAAATCTACGTCTTTATACTGATTCAAGAAATCGTCATCTAATGCCGCTGTAGTTTCACCCTTAGCGGTTATTAAATAATGCGCGAACCACCATAGATCACTTTCACGCTGATCCTCAATTAGTCGCTTACGCCATCCAGTCTTGAAGTGACTCTCGAAAGCCACCTTAGCCGCTGGCGTAAGCTCGTAATTTACCTCTTTACCGTCTTTTTTAGTTACTTTAATTAATTGCGTAGCCATTTATGTCCCCTATTCTAGTTAATTAAGATGTAGCTTTAGTTAGAGCAGTTACTGGAAGCGTAATAGATGCAGTCATTGGAGCATCGATAGAGCCGTTAATTGGCTGCCATTGTGCTACCAATACAGACATAGAATAGCGAGGGTTAGTCGCTGTAACAGTGCCTGAGACTGGGATTAGCTGAATAGCTAATTTTGTACCTAGTGCATCCTCAAAAATTGAGTTTACGCTAGATGCAGCAAAATCGTTAAACACCTCTAAAGTTACGCTAGGACGTTCAATACCACCGATTAGGTTTTGTACTGAATCAGTCATAGCCGTAATTTCTACGGCGTCAATTTCTCGCGACAGGCTGACCGCGCTAACGAAAGTGGTAATAGTTGTAGTGCCTGCGACTACAGCTACTTTATTACCCATAAAGATCGCCATTTATTTCTCCTTTTATTTAGCCGATCAATTCGACATTATACCGATACGCAAGGTAGTCGATACTAGCCACCTGTACAGATCCAGCGGTAGCGGATGTTACGCGCAGGGTTTGGACAGCGCCGCTAAGTGTTGCATCTGCCTCGATCGCGGCTTTTACCGAGGTAGAACCTGTTGACGCTAGATAACCGTCTAGCTTTGTCTGTCCAGCTGACTCGCTCATACGTCCTACAATTAAAAGTATTGTACAGGTAGCGTTATCAAAACCACGATTAAAGGTGGCGTCAAAATTGAGATCTAACTGACCTACTACTGCACCTGGGACGTTAACAGAGTCTGGAATATAATCGTAAGTCTTTAAGCCTGTAATAGTTGCTAGTCGCGCTTTCAGATTAGCGCGTACTGTCGATGGAACCATTAAGCTACGACCTCTTTTTTATAAGCTCTTACCATCGCAGTAACGTCTCGACCTAGAGGACTCATACGAACAGCTCCTAAATCTCCTAGACCTAAGATGCCGCCTGGAGAGTCTTTACGCTTATATAAGTCAGCTGTAAGTATCTGACAGGCTGTCTCTATGTCATCTGGGACGCTAGGCCATCCCCATCTAGCAGTAACCTCAACACCTGGACGCAGACCATTACTAAAGAGTCCAGGGAATATAGGCCAGACATAAGTAGTGTTAACCATTGTCAGCTGAGTAAAAGGTCTACCTAAAGATGAGGCCGTAAGTGGATCTAGTAAGAAATCTGTATCCACCGTTAGCGTGGTCTCAAAGACGCCATCTCCATCGTCGTCTATCTTAACTACGAGACTGCTAGACGTTCCAATATCATCGACGTAAGTAAATAGCTCACTATAAGCGCGATATTTACGCGCCGAGGCAGTGCTATCTAAATAAAAACGTCTATTAGCTATGCGATCAATACTGCGAGAGGCAGACTCAATAAGTCCCTCTAATAATGTATCGTCTGAGCTATCTGTAATACTTAAAAAAGTTTTCATCGCGTTAAGCGTCGTGTAACCGTTAGTTATAGCCATCCAGGAGCCTCATCGTCAATAGGGACAGGTATTTTCGAGAATAGGTCATTACTAAAGTGTTTTCTAATAT